CTAGACTTTCATAAAATTACCATTTTATTAGATATTTTATTATTTACTGCTTGTAAAATAATAAAATATTTAGTTTTATTCAAAAAATACAAAATATACGCAACGCTGTAAGGGTTAATATGGGGTAATATATAAAACATATCAACCGCTAGAGAATAATTACTATTAGTATTTTTACTTTCTGTGCCGTTACCTACATCTTTAAGGTTTGCCGCGGCTACGATAATTCCTAATACATTATTATCAACAGTTAATACACTACCACTCGATCCACTATAAGCCCCTTGATCGGTGAGTATAAACCCACCAGATACGGGCAGTCCATTGATTAAGGTTATGTTTTCCTTATCACCAAGGGTATAGTTCATACTAAGTATTTTAGTATCTAGGATATTAGCAACACCGTTCTTATTAGCGTATAATATTTTAGCAGCTTTATTCGTAATACATCCATAGACGCCGGGAATAGTATTTAAATAAGATAACCCTTTCAATAGCTGATTATTATTTATTACTTCGGGATTTTCTACAACACCCATAGCGATATCAAGAAAGGTGTGCTGAATAGGAAATAGACAAACTGTAACGTGTATAATCTCTTTAATATTATTACACTCTTCTTCAATGGTTAATTGAACCTTAACCTTATATGTATTCGGATCTAGAACATGTAATGGACAAATAGCGAATACATTATTTTTATCAGTAGCGTCTACTAATTTAAAGAGTAAGATAGTTGTTTGACTGGTGGTTAATTTTCCAATGAAAACCATATTTTTATATAATACATTCATATTTTTAAATATTCAATAAATATATTGCGTTTTAGTTTAACTTATTTTTGGTATTCATTTCTTAAAAATTATACTAAACCAACGGTTTGCCAACAAAAATGGAAGAACTTGAAGGTTAGTTATACATAATTGGGTGGACAAAAAAAATTTCATAATCTTCTTTATCTATTCCCACAATATAAACAGAATATGTTATATTAGTTAAGAAAATTCTAGTGCACTGTTCGATTTAAATTTTGATTTATAAAATTATTATAGTCTACCTTTTCACAATAAATGAACCACTGATAATTTTATAAAACGGTCTAATCCATAGTCATATTTATATTGTCTATATATTATATTTGTATCTAATTCATGATACATATTCATTTCTTCATATAATGAGTATTCATATAGAATTTCACTGTTTATAGGGTCTAATACCATATTTTTTTTATTTTTATAAATTCTTGGAATTTCCGTTTCGTAGTCTATCCAAACATTATATTTACCTATTTCTATACCGTTTTTTAATAGGATTTTATTATTATCTAGATAAAATATCGCACTATTGCTTCCATCATCAAATTTGATTTTCACCATTTTTTCTAAATCGGTATTTGTTATTTGTTTTATTGTGTGTTCTTCATTTTTGATATTTGAGCCATGATTTATATCTGTTTCTTCAATATCGTCTGGAAAATTTATATTTAGATTACGTAATATTTCAACCGGATTAAGACCTCTATTGATCATACATTCATATATTCGTTTACCTATCATTTTCAGTCATACAATTTATAAAAACATTGATTATTCAATTTTTTTCATTCAATATAAAAAAAATGAATATAATTTAATATATAAAAATATTTACATATTATCATGGAAGAATTTTATCAACATTTATCTAGAGTATCTAGTATATACTATGTTGCGGTTGGAAGTGCGGAGGGTTCATGGATTAATGATACAACGTTAGAAAATCAACAGTATCCCTATTGTATAGAAAAATGTAATTATCAGAAAACTATAATTTTAATAGATAAATATCTTAAAAATCCAACATATATAGAGAAAATACAAAATAGTTTACCAATTGAAAAAATAAGTTTTACGACTATTCCTGGTTATAAAGTAGTTTATCCATCATTAGAAATATTTGTGATTCATTCGAATGATATTATTCAATATCATGTTAACCAATATACAAGTGTTCCTAGTCAGATTACGCTTGATTTCTTTACAAATTTAGTAAGTCATGTATTAACTACTGATAGTATTTTAATTAGTGAAAGTTTTTGTGGTAATAGTCTTGAACCAGTACGAGAAGCACTATCTGATATTTCTCCATATAATCAGGTTGTATACTCTTTATATTTTGGAGCATATTTTGGATGTATGGCTGTTAGTAATTTTTTATCTAATATTGAAATTAATATGAATAGCGGTTGTCCTAAAATTTTTAATCCATTAGATATTGAAACGATTGATATATATAATATATATAATAATGAACAAAATCTAAATAAAAAACTACAAATTGGTTGGATTGTATATAAGCGTATTCAAAAAGACTTATTATCAACCGCATATTTTCTAGATTTTATCAATCGCAAAAATAATAATAATGAAATAATAGATAATTATAGTTGGAATAATTTTAAAGGACCGATTAGACTAAAAAATTCAGCAAAAAATCTATATAATAATGAAAACACTCGTAAATTAGCCATAGACATACTTTACCAATATTTTAATCATGAATATAATGATTGTTTACTATATTTGCCATTAGATTTTAAATTAAATTTGGGATATAACTTAGAAAATAATACTACATATTCTTTGGTTCAAACACTTATAAAAACGCTGCATAATATCTATTGTTTTGAAATGTATGTAAAATTAAATGTAGATTAGTATATATTTTCAATTATTTTAGACAGTAATTTATAATCAATATTGAAACCATTTTGAATAGATAATTGATGAATAATATCTTTTTTTTTTAATTGTTTATTATTGGATATAAATTGTTTAATTATATCAACTTGTTCGTCGGTAAATTTTTTCCGTTTAGTTTTATCAGTTGTGCTGATAGGTTGTTCATGATGAATAGTTTGTAATTTTGGTCCTTCTCCAGTAGCAACATATCCTTTTATCTCTTTAAAACCTTGATGAACTTTTTGATGACAATCTTTACATAAAACTACTAGATTGTGTTCAATATTTTTATGAAATCCAAAATCTTGAAAATTACCATCTTTATCTGCATTACATTGAAAATGTATATGATGTGTTTCTAATCTAATATCTGTTTCATGGATTGGTTTATATCCACACAATTGACAACTTGAAAGATATAAATTAGGATTATAATTACTTTTTTTAGAGCTAAATACTTGTGTCTCGTTTCCTAATATATTATTTCTTATTTCAAATGCTACATCCATAAATTTAGTGTCTAGTTCTAAAAATCTGGCTACTTCTAAACCGTATAGTCCTGTTCCGGCCCCTTCTCTTAATTTTCTATCATAAATAAGGGTTTTAGTATTCGCATCATAATGAACTTCTAAATGATAAATTTTTAATCTAGATAAATTAGTAATAATATCCATTTTAGATAATTCATGTAGATGTGTTGCCATAAACATACAACAATTACGCGAATGAAGATCTAGAATGGTGCTTGCTACAAGTGATATTCCACTGAACCGTTCCGTGCTTGCTACTAATTCATCAATACAAACCATACTATTTTTATCAGCATGTTTTAGTATATATTTTAGTTCAGTCATTTCCACCATAAAACTGCTTTGATTTTTTAATAAATTATCTACATTACTTATTCTGGTAAAAATATATTTAAATGGACTATATATCATATTAGTAGCCGAAACAAATCCGCCGACTTGTGCCATAATAATAGCAATACAAATAGCTTTTTGTTTTGTAGTTTTTCCAACCGCATTATAACCATAACACAATACCATATTAATTTCATCAATACCTAGTTTAATATCATTTGCTATAAATGGGGTTTTTGTTTGAACGGCTTCTACAATAGGATGACGTAATCCTTTTACGTCAATATAACTATTTTCACTATCTTTTATAGTTGGTTTTACAAGATTATATAATATAGCATTTTTAGCATGGGACTTTATAATATCAATTTCTCCTATAAAACTGGTCATTTTTTTAATAACTACATGATATTGATTATCTATTTCTTGTAATATTTTTCGATAACATTCTCCTGCTAAAACAACCATTTTTTGTGTATTTTCATCGATCTTATCACTCCAACGTTTTATCTGTTTTCCAGTAATATGGGTAATCTTACTTGAGCCACTATTATTATGGTAATATAATTCTCTAGTATCTATTTTAAATTCTTCTCGACTATTGCCAATTTCAACATTAATCGTTAAAATACAATTGTTTAATCTATCACACATACTTTTACATCTTTTTTGTGTCATTTCTAAATAATAACCTTCTTTATCATTTTGACAAACATTTACAAGTGTAGTATCTGGTTCTTTTCCGGAAGATTGTTCTATATAACTACTTAATTCTCTAGCCAACATGTGTATTGCTTTTTTATTCATTTCTATTTCCAAATCTAACGTATCAATAATTGGAAAAATTCCATTGACAAAAATGGAACGTTCTATTCCTTTTAAATTAAATCGATTAAGTTTTTGTATATCAATTTTAGATTGGTAATATTGTATAAAATCTTTATATGCTAAAATGATTTTTGAGGTGTCACTGTCTATCCAATTTGGATATGTAATTTTAATCCACTCAATTACACTTATAATTTGAATAGAACTTAAGTGAAAATTATTCAATTCGATAGGTGACAAAATTTGTAGCGCTAATCTACGACTTAAACGTTCCATATCTAATATTTTAGACAGCATTTCTTCAAGTTGTTTATAATTAGGTTTTAAACTTTCAACTTGTTCGTAACTATTATTTAATTTTTCAGTATTAAATATTGGATTTAATAAACGTTCACGAAATAGACGTTTTCCAAAAGCTGTGCTACAATTATTAAGTAAATTAAGTAAGCACATCGATTTGCCAGTGTTATTTTTATCTGGAACTACATTAAGTTGATAAATAGAATTTTGTGTTAGTATAAGATTATCTTGATTTTCTAATAAAATGGGTCTGGATATTTTGTCAATAATATCACTACGATGTTCTTTAGCAAATTCTAACAATAACATATAACAAATTACAATGGACGGATATTTTTCTAAATCTAGATATTCTATGGGAGTAAGCATACCCGTTTGTGGAAATATGCTAGATAAAAAACTATTTTGATAACTAACTTTAAAATAGTTAGGTGGAATAATTGTTTCACGAAAATGAGCCAATCTTCCATCTGCTTCAATATCTAAATCCATTATTAATCGTTCTTTTGTATAAAAAGTGTCACTTGTTGTTAAATGTTCTTTATTAATATAAATTAATAATTCTCTTGGATTATATGATTTTATAACTCTATATAGTTTATCTATACCATACTGAAAATCTCCTTTACGACTACTTGTTTCATATACATAATTGTTACCTATGGATAAATCAATTAAACTATATGAACAAATATAAAATTCGTCCTTTTGATTGCGATGTGGTTCCAGGTAAATACACATTAAATAATTATGATCATAAGTGTGGGTATAATCTAAACAAGTGCTTGGACTAATGATTTGTTCTAGACTACGTGATACATTTTTTTTACCATTATCATCTTGATTATATATAGCTATAGTATATCCGTTTTGTAATAATATATTAATAAATTTTTGTTGGGCATGCATGGGAAATCCAACCATTTCATAATTATTACGGCTAACTACTTCAATTTCCTTGTTTTTTCTTGCCAGCTGACATCCTAATAAATCCGCAAGGGAAAATAGGTCAGGTCCATCGACACATCGATAATTATATAATTCATAGAACATACCATTTTGTAGTAAAACTACATTTTTGTCTCCTATTTTTTTATTTACTAACAATCTATGAAAGTCTAAATATTCATCTACTAACATTTTTTTTTCTATAGTATTATGTTCATTTAGACCTGAAATTTTCATTACGTTAAGTAATATATGCTAAGATTAATCTTATATAGTTTTATTTTTTTAAGTTAAGACAAAAAGTTTAATCCTTACAGTCTTATACATACACTGTATTTTTTTGGAATAAAACTATATAAATTGGTAATTTCATGAAAGTCTAGGTGTTATTATTAGATTAGCGAACGTATTTCATAAATAATATTACTAAAAATCCTATTGTTCCTACTATTGTTATAAGTACAAAAAATGGTTCCATTATATGTATATCATAAAAATATATAAATATAATAATTCGTATTTTTAAAATTTGTAGTTTTTAGTTTTATTTGTTATTGATTTTCTTTTTATTGATTTTTTTCTAATGTTATTCTTTTTTATTGATTTTCTTTTTATATTATTGACTAAATATTTACCACCGTGAGACGGAGCATAACTATTAATCCAATTAATTATTGGTTCTATTCGTTCAACAAACTCATTATATTTTTTGTTAAAATCATAATTTTCGTAATAATAATGTTCTTTTGGTGTAAGTTGTTCTATTTTTTTAAAAGTATCAACACGATGTTGATCTATATCTACATATTTCAAACAATTTGATATAAGTTTGTTTATAGTGCTATTCCAATATTTTTCATAAATATTAATTTCAATTGACATATCTATATCTTTATTTAGTTCATCATATATTAATTTTTTATTTTCATCATTTATATTAAATTTTATTAGTAAAATTTCAACTAAAATTTTTAAATTTATGTTATTTTCAAAATGAAGTGTTTCATTTTTTAGGTCTATATCACCAGTCCAAGGTTTACAATGTGTTTCATTCCCTACATCACTACTTTCAGTTTGTAATTTTACTGAATATATACTAGAATTAGATGTTGTAATAACCGCATCTATATTATTACATAAATTGCAGGCAGATATATAATTTTGTAATAATGTTTTATATTTTAAACGAAATTTATTTGCGTTTAATTCTTTATGAGCTACAGAGTCAATATAGTGATCTGAAAAATGAAATTTTTGTTCACCCGTTTCATTTATATATTTAAATAATTCTAATAAAGACTTTCTATATAATATTTTAATTACATTATAAACATTATCAACGTATTTTCTATAAACTTCTAGAAGTTTGTCATCTTGAACATGTTGTAAAAATGGTAATTTTGATTTTTTTAAACCTGTGATGATCTTTACATCAGTTTGCTTATTAGATGGTTCATTGGTAATTTTATATAAATTTTTAAATAATATGCCTAATAATAAATATTTGCTGATTACAATTTTTTCAAAGTCATTATATATTTTAATATCTTTTATAAAACCAATATAACTATTTATAAATTCAAAATGTTGAATAGTTTCATTATAATATATTCTTGCGTATATATCATCAAAATTATCAAGATCAGATTGAAATTTAAAATATATTGTATAAATAATATTTTGATATTCTGGGAATAATACTTCTTGTACTGCTGATTCTGCTTCTCTTAATGCTTTTTCTGCTGCTCTTACTGCTGATTCTGCTTCTCTTTTTGCCTCTCTGTGTTCTAATTCTGCGTTTTTTACTGCTTCTTGTGCATCTGATGCTGCCTTTTTTACTGCTTCTTCTGGTGTTTGTTCATCTAATACTGCTGCTGATGCTACTGATACTTCTTCCTGAGCTGCTGCGGATAATTCATCTTTTTTTGCTTCTTTTAGTGTTGGTTCCTCTAATACTGCTGATGATGCTACTGATACTTCTGCTGCTGCTGCTGTTGACACTTTTTTTTTTTTATTTAATTCTTTTAATGTGGCTTTTAACTGTTTACATTCATTATTAGCATTTGTTAAAATGCTATTTTTTTCTTTTGATATTTCATTCAAACTATTAGCTCTATTAAATGC